TAAGCGTAACTACACTAGGTCTGGTGAAGGCAAGTATGATAAGTCTCCTGAGCGTATGAAAGCTAATGCTGCACGTAAGAGAGCTAGATACAAATTAGAGAAGGCTGGTCTAGTCAAGAAGCATGACGGTAAAGATGTTGACCACAAAGATGGCAACCCAAATAATAACAGTAGATCTAACCTTCGTGTTCAACCAGCAAGTAAGAACAGAAGTATTAAACGTAACAGCAAAGCAGGAAAGAGAACAAGAAATGCCTAACTTTAAGAATTGTAGTACATGCCCAACTAAGGCTAAGTGTGCTAAAGCAGGAAAGTGTCTAAATAAAAAAGGTTACTCTAAGGGTGGCATGACTAAGAAGATGGGTTACAACAAGGGTGGCTACGCCAAGTGCGGTGCATCTTATAAAGGTTAAGCATGGCTAAGTCTCCTACACCTACCAATAAGAAGTTGTATGCATCTGTTACTGCTGCGGCTAAGAAAAAGTTTAAAGTATGGCCTAGTGCGTATGCATCATCCTGGCTTGTAAAGGAATACAAGAGAAGAGGGGGTAAGTACAGTGGCTCGAAAGCAAACAAAGTCAGCAAAAAAGCCTAAAAAGGGTGGCTTAGGTAAATGGCATGGCGAGAAGTGGGTAGACGTTAAGACAGGTAAGCCTTGTGGACGTAAATCTGCTTCTAAGTCTAAACGTCCCTACCCTGCTTGTAGGCCAAAAGCTGTAGCAGGTAAGATAACTAAGAAAGAAGCGGCTAAGAAGACTAGCTCTAAAAAGGTGAAATGGTCTACTACAGCGTCTGGAAGAACGAGGAAAAAGTAATCAAACTATTTAAGCCCTCTTTAACTTTACGTAAACATATAGAAGTTGACGTATACTATGAGCATCCTTGTTTAGATGAGATGAAGTATGTAGACTTGTGTTCTAGGTTTAATAAACCGCATATGAAAAACCCTGTAAAGAACGAAAGATCTATTGCTACTTGCTATGGTTTAATAGAAATGCAAAGACATAGTATTAGCTTACAGTCTTGGATGGATTGGGACATGGAGATTACAGAAGAGAAGGTAAACTTTAATTCTGTTAATCCTAGTTTAATTGGCACAGATTGCTCTCATACATTTAGTACTAATGGTTGGGCAGATAAAAACAATATAGTTATAGCAAAGATATCACCACCCTTTGCAGCTACATGTAAAGATGATATAGACTTTGTTATGGCTTCAAGCCCTTTCTTGAAACATAATTTACATATACCTAGTGGTATGGTAAACTTTAAGTATACTAATTCTTTTGCCTTTTTTATATATCTACATAAAGAATATCTAAGAAAGTGGGACTTTGCTGAGGGCGATAGCTTAATTAACTTAGCTCCTATGAGTGATAGACCTATAAAAGTACATAATCATTATGATCCTAGTAAATACTATTACTATACACATAAAATTCAACCTACACAAAAGGCACATTCCTTCTATAAAAGACGTAAACGATTAATGGATAATATATAATGGCTATACCTGAACGAGTTAAAACTAAAATGAAGAGCGCTGGGTTAAAAGGCGTTAATAAACCTCAACGGTTAAACGACGATAGTGGTAAATCACATCACGTAATGGCTTCTGAGGGTGGTAAGTACAAATATATTAAGTTTGGAGAGAAGGGTGCAAGCACTGCAGGTAAACCTAAGTCAGGTGAATCTGATAGAATGAAGAAGAAACGTGCTTCATTTAAGGCTAGACACGCTAAGAACATCAAAAAAGGTAAGATGAGTGCAGCTTACTGGGCAAATAAGGTAAAGTGGTAGCATGTCGTTAAACAATTTAGGTAAACCTGCACGTATGAAGTCTGTTTATGGACACAATACAGGTACAACTGTAGAAGATGTGTATGTATGTCCTGCTAATTGTACTGCTGAAGTAACGTTTATACATATATCTAATGGTTCTACCAGTGGAACTAGCAATGTTTCAGTACAATGGTTTGTATCTTCTGCTAATTATACGTCTCACTTCCTAAGTGCTAAGTCTATAGCTCATAGTGACTACATATCTTTCCCTAATATAGACTTAATACTGCAACCTGGAGACAAAATACAGGTATTACCGTCCAACGCTGGGCATATTGATACAATATTAACAGTAACAGAGACGTTTGTACCTGTAGGGTAACGGGTATGCAGGATTATCTGTATAAGATCAACTACATATCAGTATAACTGTGTGCGTAAAGGCTACAATGGGTAGTCTTAAACGTATAAAGGTATACAAATTATGTTTAAATCAATATTTTCAGCTATTTCTGGCGTAAACAAATCAATTATTAAGTCTCGACAAGCTAGTGCAGACTTATACTTACTACAAAACCTAACAGATAGAGAATTACAGGATATAGGCGTTACTCGTGGTGATCTCATACACAGGTACTACAACAAAGACTAAGATACTGCTTGCATTTGTATTTTTGCTAAGTATAACTACTGCTTGTAGTACTCAATCATTAGTAATGCCTCTCTCTTGTCCTCCTGATAATAAGAAATGTCAACGGAATTTAGATGCACAAACATTATCTCTCATCGGTCAAGAAGCTGCAGCACTACAACTTATGTGCATGGACGCTGATCTTACAGATGTTCTTGGCGACAAGTGTACAAAGTAACGATGTAACTGGTGATTTTAGTAATAACTATCAAGACTCAACAGTAGATAGCAATAACACTTCTACAAGTGAGACTAATAATTACAATGCAACGGGAGCTGGTGAAAAAGCTCCTGTTATGTCCAGTATAGCACCTACAGTTATGGGTGGTGGTGGAAACGATTCCTGTTTAATGCCTACAACGTTGGGATTTCAGGTAAGTTTGTTTGGTTTATCTCAGGGTGCAATGGTACAAGATGCATACTGTAATAGGCGTAAGAACGCTAGACTTTTAGGGACTCCACAACAGATAGGGGGTCTTGGTTTACAAGTTTCTGGGATATCGACAATCTGTGGTGATCCAGATGTTTTTAAGGCCATGATTTTAGCCAGTACACCCTGTCCTATCATGGATGTTTTAACTGGTAAGCTACTGATGGGTAAGGATGCAGTAGATAAATACAGAGAAAATCCTCAAGCGTTTATTGTGGGGTATGAAGAAGATAAAGAGTTTTGGGACAGTCTATTAAGAATTGGAGAGGATTTAACAGATGAAATCAATGAAGCAAAAGTTGCTAACAACAGCAGGGACACTCGCTCTATTAGTGAACGGTTCAGGTCTACTCGCAGAGTCACCTCCACCACCCGACTACAATCAGACGGGGGATCAGAAGATACAGTCACTGATTGATTCTATTAATATTATAGACAATCGGTTACAACTATCTTTGAACTTAGGTATTGGTGCAGTAGGTTATGCTGAAGTTGGTGGCGTTATTGTTGATGGAGCATTAGACGGTGCTAAAGTAACTTCGGCAATGCTAGGCGCTTACTTAGATGCTAAGAGTAAAGTTATGAATCATGACTATGCTACAGCAGAAAATGCGAATCAGTTGTTTATTCAAGAACATACTGCGGCTATGAATAACTTAGTTGCGGCGGTTGATGTACTTGGTGATGCTACATCTGTATTAATGACTGCTACATCCGTTGCTGACACTGCTGCAGAAGCAGATACGAAGCCAGAACAAGTTGCATTACAAGAGATGATGGCTACAGACGAATATAGCCTTGACGCTTCTGAAGTTGACGACTATAATAACGCACTTGATGCAGTAGCAGAGTATGCTCAACAAGCAGGTGCTTTCATGGCTGCAGCTAACAACACGGAGTTGACTACAAGTATAGATAACTATACCACAGCTAATAACATAATGGTTGGAACATATACAGCTATTACATATACACAAATAGTTGATGAATTTGTAATTACGTGGGATGGTAACGGCACTGGTTGGAATGGTTATCTTACAGACGATATGAAAGATGCAGACGATGTATATGGCGCAGGAGCTTACATCATGCAACACGGGTCAGCTTCCTCTAACATGTAGGAAACATTATGATAGAAGATGCAGAAGTTAAAGTTGGTGGGTTTACTTTTAAAGGGTGGTACATAGCTGCTGCCCTGCCAATACTAGGATCTCTTAGTGGCGGTATATATTACGGATACGACACACTACAAAGGTTCTATGCTGTAGAATCAGGTATTGAGACAGTAGTAGAAGCTTCAGGCAAGTTTAACTCTAAGTCTAATGAACTAAGTACACGCATTCAAACAGTTGAATCTAGTCTAAATGTAGATATACAAAGTGTACACGCAGACTTAACAGTTAAATCACAGGATATGGAAGCTGATCTTAGCTCTCGTATTCAAGCAATAGAACAGGCGGTAGCAGACAATGACGTTAGAGGTCTTAACACAAGGTTGTCAACGATTAGTACGCAAATGCAAACAATCTTGGAACAACAGAAAGAGTTGCTTGACTTACGTAGTCAAGTTGAGAGATCTACTGGGATCACTGATAGTCTGGGTGATAAGCTTAACGAATACCAAACTGAAATAGATGATATATGGAAAGCATATGATTCTCTTGTGGACAACCCACTATAAGGAAAGCCAATGGCACGTAATTTAACCCCAAACCAACAAAAGTTTCTAGAGGTCTTGTTTGACGAGGCAGGTGGAGACGTGGTTTCAGCAAAAAAGATAGCAGGATACAGTGAAAATACACCTACGAGACTTATTGTCGAATCTCTCAAAGATGAGATTGCCGAAGCTACCAGAACGTACTTCTCTAGGACTGCGCCAAAAGCTGCAATGGCTATGGTCAATGCTTTGTCTGATCCTACGGAGCTTGGTATCAAAGATAAAATGGCTGCTGCAAAAGATCTACTTGATCGTGCAGGGCTTGGTAAAGTGGAAAAAGTAGATGTATCATCTTCTGGTGGGGGTATATTCTACCTTCCACCTAAAGAGGGTAAGAACGAGTAGCCTTGTCTGAATATGATTATGACAGGGACTTCGGTTTCTGGGAGCTACCTAAACCTAAAAAGAATGATAAGGTTTGGCATCCAGTAGTTAGAGTAGCGGCTCGTGTTGTACCTTTTGGTTATGAGATTGATCCAGACAACGAAAAGCTGTTTCAACCTATACCTCACGAACTAGAAGCATTACTGCTTGCAAAGAAGCATCTAAGGCAGTATAGTTACAGGGAAGTAGCGAATTGGTTAACAACACAAACTGGTCGCTCTATCTCCCATGTAGGTCTAAAGAAGAGAATAGCCATTGAGCGAAGACGTAAAAAAGCAGCTAATATTAAACGCAAGCTTGCCAAAAGGCTCGAAGAAACCCTTGCGGAAATCGAAAAGCTCGAAAAAGGTGTCACAGGCTACTACACCACCAGAGAAGATACAGACTAGCCCAGCGCAGGTTAAAGCTGAACCATACAACATAGAAGAAGCTCAAGACGTTGTATTCAAGCCTAACCCTGGACCTCAGTCAGAGTTTCTATCTGCGTCAGAACGTGAAGTACTATATGGCGGCTCAGCAGGTGGAGGTAAGAGTTATGCCATGCTTGCAGACCCTCTTCATGGGTTAAATGATCCTAATTTTAGTGGGCTACTTGTACGCCATACTACAGAAGAATTAAGAGAGTTAATACAGAAGAGTCAGGAACTTTACCCTCGTGCTATACCAGGTATTAAATGGTCTGAACGTAAGTCTCAATGGACTTCTCCACAAGGGGGGCGTCTGTGGATGTCATATCTCGATAAAGATACCGATGTTACCAGGTATCAGGGACAGGCTTTTAACTGGATTGGATTTGACGAACTTACACAGTGGTCTAGTCCTTACGCTTGGGACTATATGAGATCACGTTTGAGATCTGCACACTCTGATAAGCTTGGTTTGTATATGCGTGGAACGACAAACCCAGGCGGTAGTGGACACTCTTGGGTTAAGAAGATGTTTATTGATCCTGCTCCTGCTAATAAGTCTTACTGGGCTACAAACTTAGAGACAGGGGAAACGATAAAATACCCTGCAGGACACAGCAAAGCAGGTCAACCTTTATTTAAGAGACGCTTTATTCCTGCTAGTCTGTTTGACAACCCATACTTAGCTGAGAGTGGTGACTACGAAGCAATGCTTCTCTCACTACCTGAGCATCAGAGAAAGCAGTTACTAGAAGGTAATTGGGACGTAAACGAAGGTGCAGCATTCCCTGAGTTTAATAGAGCTATACACGTTGTTGACGATTTCAAGATCCCTTCTAACTGGACACGGTTTCGAGCTTGTGACTACGGTTATGGTAGCCACACAGGGGTTATTTGGTTTGCTGTTGCTCCTGACGAACAACTCATTGTCTATAGAGAACTCTATTGTTCTAAAGTTACAGCTTCTGATTTAGCTGATATGGTTCTTGATGCAGAGTCTGGTGATGGTACAATACGTTATGGAGTGTTAGACTCTTCACTATGGCACAACAGAGGTGATACAGGTCCATCTCTAGCAGAGCAAATGAACCAGAAGGGTTGTAGATGGAGGCCATCAGACAGATCAAGAGGTTCTCGTGTTTCAGGTAAGAACGAAATACACAGAAGATTACAGATAGATGAGTTTACAGAAAAACCAAGAATTGTATTTATGGCTTCATGTACTAACACAATAACACAGATACCAGCCTTACCTCTGGATAAGCGTAACCCAGAAGATGTAGATACACACGCAGAAGACCACCTATACGATGCATTACGTTATGGAATCATGACAAGACCTCGTAGCTCTATATGGGACTTTGACCCAGCAAAACAACGAAGTGGCTTTCAAGCTGCAGATAACAAGTTTGGATACTAAATATGGATGAATTATCTTACGAAACAGATGAAGTAACAGCAGCTCAGGATGGCAAAGAGAGTATCTTTGATTCTAAGCCTGATGTAGTAGCTTTCGTAGAGGAACGGTTTAGTCGTTCTGAAGATGCAAGACAAGGCGATGAAGAGCGTTGGTTAAGAGCCTATCGTAACTACAGAGGTTTATACAGCCCTGACGTACAATTCACAGACACAGAAAAGTCTCGTGTGTTTGTTAAGGTTACAAAGACTAAAACTCTAGCGGCATACGGGCAGATAGTTGACGTACTATTTGGTAACAACAAGTTTCCACTTACAGTAGATCCTTCTATATTGCCAGACGGTGTTGCAGAGTCAGTACATATAAATGTAGATCCTACCGCTGTAGCAGCAGGTGAAGCTTTAAATAGTATAACACAAAGTAAACCTTCTAAGCCTTACCTAATAGATGGTGACACACAATTAAATCCTGGCGAGACACTATTAGATTTATCCAGAAGGTTAGGACCTCTAGCAGATAAACTAGACTCTGTATCAGAAAAGATAATTGAGGGTGATGGCACTACGCCTAGCACTGTTACGTTTCATCCTGCAATGGTTGCAGCTAAGAAGATGGAAAAGAAAATACATGACCAGTTAAACGAATCAGGTGCTACTATACACTTACGCAGTATGGCATTTGAGATGGCATTACTTGGTACAGGTGTAATGAAAGGGCCATTCGCTGTAGATAAGGAATATCCTAACTGGAATGAAGAGGGTGAGTATGACCCTATAATCAAGACAGTACCAGAGACAAGCCACGTATCAGCTTGGAACTTCTACCCTGACCCAGAAGCTACATCTATGGATGATGCTGAATATGTTGTAGAAAGACACAAGATGTCTCGTACACAGTTGCGTCAACTTAAGACACGTCCTTACTTTATGAAGGATTCAATACAGGAAGCAATACGCAAGGGTGCTGACTACGTACAGAAACACTGGGAAATGGCTATGGTTGACGATGAAACGTTAGCTGATTCAGAGCGTTGGGAAGTACTAGAGTTCTGGGGTTTTGTAGATATAGAACACCTAGAAGAGAATGGTGTAAATATACCTAGTGAATACAAGGACTTAGACGAACTTAACTGTAATATCTGGATTTGTAATGGTGAAGTCATACGTTTTGTACTTAATCCATTCAAGCCTTCACGCATTCCATACTATGCTACACCCTTCGAACACAACCCTTACAGCTTCTTTGGTGTAGGTATTGCGGAGAATATGGACGATACACAGACATTGATGAATGGCTTTATGCGTATGGCTATTGACAATGCTGCACTATCTGGTAATCTTATCATTGAGATAGATGAAACTAACTTAGTACCTGGTCAAGACATGTCTGTGTACCCTGGAAAAACGTTTAGAAGACAGGGCGGCGCACCAGGACAGGCCATCTTCGGCACAAAGTTCCCTAACGTAGCACAAGAAAACATCCAACTATTTGATAAGGCTAGAGTTTTAGCAGATGAAAGTACTGGTTTCCCAAGTTTTGCACATGGTCAAACAGGAGTATCAGGCGTTGGGCGTACTGCAAGTGGTATATCTATGCTTATGGGCGCTGCTAATGGTTCAATACGTACAGTAGTTAAAAATGTAGATGACTATCTTGTAAGACCACTAGGTAGAGCATTCTTTGCATTTAATATGCAGTTTGACTTTGACGAGTCTATAAGAGGTGACTTAGAAGTAAGAGCATCAGGTACAGAGAGTCTAATGGCTAACGAAGTAAGATCCCAGCGCTTAATGCAGTTCTTACAAGTAGCACAGAATCCTGTATTAGCACCTTTTGCTAAGATGGACTTCATCATACGTGAGATAGCTAAGTCTATGGATCTTGACCCAGATAAGGTAACTAACTCTATGCAGGATGCAGCAATACAAGCAGAGATCCTCAAAGGCTTCCAACAGCCTGCACCACCGCCTGTAGCTCCAGAAGGTGTACCAGCCCCCGAAGGCGCTCAACAAGCTCCTAGCGCCCCACAGGGAGGCGTACAGGACACGTCTGGTGGCGGAGGTGGACAAATAGGCATAGGAACAGCACCAGTTCCAGGAGAACAAGGCTTTAGTAGTAATGTCGCTTAAGACACTAATAAATGATAAACCTGCATGGGATGCATTCTTAGAAGAGATGGATGCTCTCATAGCTAAAGAACATAAAAGTATGGAAAGCATATCTGACACTGCAGAGATCTACAGACATCAGGGTGCTATACGTACACTTAGACAACTGAAATACATGAGGGATCGTATTAATGGCACTAAATGATGAAACAGAAGCAGTATTTAAATCTGTACGGGGTCAAGAGATAGATCCTGTATCAGGCAATGAAGTACCTCTAGGTTCAGAACCAGAAGAGGTTAGAGACGATATAGATGCTAAACTAAGTGAAGGAGAGTACGTTGTTCCAGCAGATGTTGTTAAGTATTATGGTGTTAAGTTTTTTGAAGACTTGCGGAATGAAGCTAAGCTTGGTTTCGCAAATATGCAAAGTAACGGACGTATAGGTGGTGAGCCTGTAGAAGAAGAAGCCCTGCCTTTTGATGTTTCAGAACTACAGATGGTAGATGATGGACAGCCTATGATGAACAAGGGTGGTTATATGTCAGGCTATGCTGAGGGTGGTGAAGTACTTAATCCTTATAGTAGCCCTACAGGTGGAGGTTTTGAGATAAGAGAGTATGTAGACTCTAGTGGTAGCATTATGTACATACAGTTTATGAATGGTAAACCTCTTACTCCAATCCCAGAAGGGTATTCTCTTAAAGGAACTGCTGCAGAAGAAGTAGCAGAACAAGTTCAAGAAACTCCTAGAAGAGATAATGATGATAGAACAGATGTTAGGGCTGTACCTGAAGCTATTGATTGGGATACTGCAGATATTTCTAAGTTTGAAGAAACAGCTAAACAGTATGATAACCCACTAGGTAAAGGTATGCTTATGATGATGGGGCCTTTTGGTCTAGTAGGTAAGTTAATGTTAGGTCATCAAAAAAATCAAATAATTAAATCTATTGATAAACGCTTAGAAGATCCTGAACTACAGAATAGAGAACAGTGGTTAGGTGTGAAGAATAATTTCTTAGATGTTAAAAATGATCCAACTGCAGCAGACGGTACTAAAATAGAAAAAGATGCAATGGGTAATACTATTATTACAGGTCCTGATGGTCAAGTTGTAGATACAAGCCGTATAGGTAAAGGGTCTTACATAGATGATCTATTAGGTATGGATGGTAAGTTTGGTGTACAAGGCCCAGGCTTTATGGAGTCTATTAAGGGTGCAAGAAAAGACTTTGAATCTGCTAGACCTCCAAGAGATCCTGAAGGATCAGCAGGTAAGGGTTTTGTCACAACTAGCAATGGTAGTATTGTAAGAGACGGAAATGGTAAGCCTATTAAAACAGGTAGATATGAACAAGATAAACCAGATGTTCCTAAACTAAGAGAGAGATCTAAAAAGAGACGAGGTATAGAGGTTGCTAAAAAAGAAAAAGATATGGGAACTAAATTATCTTCTGCACGTACTACTGAAGACAAAAAAGAGACTTATGCTTCTAAAGCACAACGAGGCGGTGGATTCTCTAAAGGTGGATTAGTAAGTAAACCTAAAAAGAAATAAACAATAACGACAATACCATATAAATATAAGGATACTCGGCACTTGTGCTGACCCCAACATAAGGAACTAAATATGTCACAACTAACTGAAGAGACAATGCACTCGTATACACATAAGCGTAACGAGGCTAAAATCAAAGAAGCTGAAGCAGAGCTAGAAGCATTACTGAAAGGTGATGTAGCTGAAGAGGCTAGTGATGAAACCCCTGAAGAAGAACCCAATGGCGAAGGATCTGAGACAACCGAAGTATCGGATGCAAGTGATACCAAACAAGAAGAAGCCAAAGAGGAAACCAAAGCATCGGAAGATGATGCAGAGTTAAGTGCTGAAGAGAAGAGCTTCAAGAAACGCTATGGTGATATACAAAGACACATGGCTGAAACAGAGAAGAAGCAAGCAGCACAGATAAAACGCTTGGAAGAGCAACTAGAAAAAGCAGCAAAGAATGAGCTTGTATTACCAAAGTCTAAAGAAGAGATAGACGCATGGTCAAGTAAGCACCCAGATGTAGCAGGTATAGTTGAAGCAATAGCTGAACAAAAAGCTAATGAAAGAGCTTTAGAACTAGATCAGAGACTACAAGAGATTGAAGAGTTACGCTCTACAGCTAAAAGAGAAAAAGCTGAAGCACAACTTGTAGCAATACATCCTGACTTTGAAGCTATAAGAGCAGACGATGAGTTTCATGCTTGGGTAGATACTCAACCTAAAGTTTATCAGGATGCTTTGTATGAAAACTCTGAAGACGTTAAGTCTGTAGCCCGTGTTATAGACATGTATAAACTAGACAAGGGTATAAAAACTAAGAAGCCCAGCGCAGACAAAGGCGCAGCATCTTCAGTCAAAGCTCGTGGACGTACTGTTGTAGACGCAGAAGAGTCTAGCAAGATGTTAAGCGAGTCAATGATTAACAAGATGTCCCTCAAAGAGTATGAGGAACGTCAAGACGAAATCATGAGTGCAATGCGCTCTGGTAAGTTTATCTACGATATGTCCTAATAAACACTTGACACTAAGGCATTAATAGATAAAACTATAGTATGTGCAGTGCTAGGTATCAACTACCTGCACATGCTTTAACTTTAAGCACTAACCACTAATAGAACTACCCGATAAAGTATAGACCCTTTACTGCTTGACCGCAAATCTAGCAATAGAGATACTCTAGAAAAGTATTGGCCTCTTGTGTGGATATGATGTTTTACTTCCCCCAACTGTCATATCTATAGGAGAAATTATTATGGCATTTACAAAGGCATCAGGTTACACCAACCTGAACAACGGAAACTTCTCATCTGAGATCTTTTCAAAACAAGCACAGTTAGCATTTAGAAAATCTGCTGTTGTTTCTGCAATCACAAACTCTGACTATTTTGGTGAGATTTCTGGACAAGGCGACTCAGTGCGCATTCTTAAAGAACCAGATATCACTGTTAATTCTTTAGCTCGTGGTACTGCAGTATCAACACAAGATTTAGTTGACGCTGATTTCAAACTAACTATCGACAAAGCAAACTACTTTGCATTCAAATTGGATGACATTGAAGAAGCTCATTCACACGTAGACTTCATGCGTCTATCTACAGACCGTGCAGCATACAAAATGGCTGACTCAATGGACAATGATGTTCTTAAGTACTTGTCAGGTTACACAACTGCAAACGCTGTAAACACAACGGTAAATGGTACTAAAGCAGATGCTGCTGCAGGATCAGACGAACTATTAGCTGCAAACAAGTTGAAAAAGGGTGACTTCGGTAACATCACAACTACATCTGCAGGTGATCACTCGATCCCATTAGCACCACGTTTAACAGGTGCAACTGCTATGTCTACATCAACTGCAACACCATTACAAGTACTAGCACGTATGTCTCGTACAATGGATGTAGCAAATGTTGATACTAGAGGTAGATGGATAGTACTTGACCCAGTGTTCATCGAGATGCTAAAAGACGAAGATTCTCGCTTGTTAAATGCAGACTTCGGTGGTGCAGGACTACAGAACGGTTTATTGGCTGCAAACATTCACGGCTTCCGTGTTTATCAGTCAAACAACTTACCAGCAGTAGGAACAGGCGCAGGAACATCTGGCTCAGCTAACCAAAACGCTAACTATGGTGTTATCGTAGCTGGACACGACTCAGCAGTAGCAACTGCAGAACAGTTATCAAAAGTGGAAACATACCGTGACCCAGATAGCTTTGCGGACATCTGCCGTGGGATGCACTTATATGGCCGCAAGATCCTACGCCCAGAAGCGATTGTAACAGCTAAGTTTAACGCTGCTTAATATAACAATTAACTTAGGGGCTGGCTTTTATGCTGGCCCTTTTGTGCATTCATAAATATAAAGGACATAACCAATGGCTATTACAACGGCGATGTGCAACAGCTTCAAGCAAGAGTTACTTGGTGGTGTTCACGATCTAGATACAGACACACTAAAGATAGCACTTATTAAGAACTCTCCATCAGGAACTTATAATGCATCTACAGCTAATTATAGTACAGTAACAGGTAACTCAGATGAGGCTACTGGTACTAATTATACTACAGGTGGAAACACACTAGCAGGTGCAACTATTGCACTATCAGGCTCAACTGCAACTGTTGACTTTAATGACACTACTTGGTCTTCTGCTACTATATCTGCAGACGGTTGTATAATCTACAACACATCACAAGGCAATAAAGCTATAGCAGTTATTGACTTTGGTGGAACTAAGACATCAACAAATGGTGACTATGTTGTTCAGTTCCCAACAGCAGACGCATCTAACGCAATCATTCGTATCGCTTAAGGAGCAATATTATGGCTCTCGTTGTCAAGGATAGAGTAAAAGAAACCGCTACAACTACTGGCACTGGTGCTGTTACGTTGGGTGGCGCTGTTACAGGCTTTGAGTCTTTTAGCTCTGCCCTTGCCAACAGTGATACTACATACTACGCTATTTCTAATCGTGATGCAGACGAAT